TTAACTATTGCTAACTTTGCTATGGGGCATGGGTGGGGCAAAGTCAGATAATTTCTGGTTCAGCATGGCTACTTGCTCGCTATTTGTTTCCTCCATCCAAGCTCCATAAACCTGATAAACCATTTGGGCGTTAGTGTGGCCCATTTGTGATGCAATGAAGTTTGGGTTAGCTCCAGCAGACAAAGACCAACATGCATACGTATGGCGTGACTGATACGCTTTCCTATGTTTCAGTCCGGCGCGCTTTAACGCAGTATCCCAACTTTGGCTGATCGAACCAACAGAATAATGGTCTCCTGATCTGCCATTTGTGGCGGAAACTGACGGTATAAATACAAACGTGCATTTGTGAGTTGTCTTCCTGCCATACTCTCTCTGAGTTACTGGGATATCGTGCTGCTTGCTCAGTCTAGTTAGCTCTGACTGGTCGCGCAGAATTTCTATCGCCGGTCTTATCAGGTTAATGGTTCTTTCTCCTGCGGCAGTTTTTGGAAGGGTAAACTCTCCAACCTTTGCAAGATTTCGACGGACGGATAGTGTCCCTGCTTTTAGGTCAATATCCTCCCACGCCAGTGCGCATATCTCCCCATGCCTCATTCCTGTATAGACTGCTAGTGACCATATATTTCTAATCTGGCGTTCTCTAAAGGCATCTATCATCCTCACGAACTCCTCTCTGGTTAGGGGGTCTGGTTCGGGCTTCCCTTTCCTCAGGGGAGTAATATTTGCGGTTGGATCTGAGGCAATATAATTATTGGCCAGAGCAAAACGGAACAATGATGTCAGTCCGGATATATAGGAATTTACCGTTGGAACAGATCGGCCTTTCCTGATCACTTTGTGCATGTAACCGGGGGTTTGAAAACCGGTAAGCAACTCCTTTCTAAGGTTAAGAATATCTTCTTGAGTAATTGATGAAACCAAGCGGTTAGAACCTATGAATGGAAGTGAGTTTTTTATTTTAGACCGGTATCTATCCAGAGTGCTTCCAGCAATCTCTGTCTCCTTGATTGAAAGCCATTTATCAGCCAAATCTCCGATCGTAATCTCTCGCTTCGTTGTCACGAACCTTGTTAGGTTAGGCGAGCTTGGGAACTGTTCTGCATAATCAAAAGTCCCCATTTTAATTGCAAAACAAATTGAAGTTCTAAGCTCTCCAGCTATCTTCCTGTTCTTAGGTGTGTCAGGGACACCTAATGACTCCCTGACTCTTTCACCCTTATAGATGAACCATAGCCGCAAATTGCCACCATGGTTCTCTACACCCGTTGGGTATTTAGCCATTCACACATCCTCATAAGTTAGTGGGGAAGCTATTTAAGCAGATTTCCGACGAGGGATCGCTGCCGGCTGCCCATCCATCCAACGCTCAACCATTTTCCAATCATAAAAACAGGTGCTGTTATCTCGTGGTTGTCCATCTGGAGAGATGTGCTTGTATTCTCGTCCCTCCATCCAGCAATCTTCACGGGCTTTCTTTATGGTGTTCTTTTTGAGGCCAGTAATCCCCATTAGAACGCCTTCTGATACCCACTTAGCTGGTACTAACTGAATTACGTTGTTATCCATCATTTATCCTCAAACTGCCCATTCAAAACGCCAATAGTCCAAAGGAACCTAACGAATGGAATTCCGAGAGGTTTAATGGTTTCGTAGTGGCTGAGAAGAATGGGGCGGGTGATTGTGTCGATGTTGGTTTTTTTTTGGCGCGGACTTTATTGCAGATTTCATTGCTTCGTTGCATCGTCGAGCCACATTGCGGATCGCGTTGTCTTGTTCTGCTGTCATGTCATGCCGCTTTCACTCCCGCCATAATGCTGCTGCCGATTGCGATCAGTTCGTCGCGTGATACGGTTGTGAATTGGCAACGTGGTTTGATGAATGGGCGCCAGATAAATAACAGGCTGCCTTTGCTGTTTCCGTTTTTACCGGGCTTACCTGTTCCTGCATTGATGAATGACAGTCTGCCTCCGGTGATAATCCTAACTTCGTCTACAGATTCGAGTGCCAGGGGAAACCAACCAGTTGATGTATCAGCAGGGAGCAACATAACAATCGGCTGACTTTGTGCTTTGCACTGCTCTGCTGCCTTTTCTACCCACGGAGTGATGGCGGAATAGGGTGGATTGCACCAGATAGCGCCGTAACTTACCCATTCGCTATTCAATGCATCATCGCGCTCTGTCAGATATCTGGCGCATAGGGCGTTTCCGTGGTCGGCTGCCGCGTCGAGATAGAAACCAAACTCAGCATCAAGCGCGGAGAATACCCCTATCGGCGTCTGCCACCGGTCTTTATGTTCGAGTGGCGTATTGCTAGCAAATTCACTCACGCTGCATTCCCCCACACTTTGGATAAATCCCTAGGCCGCATCATCGATGTAGCCACATATGATTTTTTACGGTTCATGATTTCGACGACGATTTTCATTCCATCCACCAAAATGGTGTAATTTTCTGACTCTTTAGATGGGGCATAATCACCGTATTTGGCTTGGTGATGTTTAAGCGCCGCTTCCATTGCTGAGAGCTCTATCGGTGTTGGATTACCCTTGATGATGTGTCGCATGCATCCTCCGGCAATAAAAAAGCCGCTGGTTAGGCGGCTATTAATCTTGGTTAACTGGTAAGCACATCAGAACGCATTCCGTTTATCTTCATGCTTAAATGCCCATGCTCTAAATGCTTTGCGCAAATCACCTTTGGTCATGCGCTGCCCACGCTCTGCATTGTGTTTAGGATTACGGCGGCGTTTAGGATTACGAGTGAGAAGCGAGCTAATAGCATCCGCTTTGTTCATCCATACGCCTGCCACGCCTTCAACCCCATGCTGAACCATGACAACCGGTTTAACGCGCTCTGGGTGCCTCCAGTTTTCTGGCTCACTAAATGTCGCAAGACGTAGAGCGGTTCGCATGTCATTGGCTTTATCTGTGGGCTTTAAGTGACGCAGATACATGGCACCTTTTCGATATTTGCTCATCTATTTCTGCTCCTGTGCTGCAATGTGCTCTGCTAAAGCTGTATTGAGTTGTGAAATAATCTTTTCGCTAGTGACTCTGCGCCAGTGCCAGTTACCACACGGATATCTTTGATTCCAAACTCCATTATCGTGAATGAAAAGGCGCTCCCAGTGACCACCGTAAGTGCTCTGTTGATACTTGGTTTCACCAATAATCACGGAGTAATATGTGGTCGTGTTTGGCTCACTTCCCACAATCGCAGAGATTCCAACCTTTGCGGTTTTCATTACCAGTCACCCCCTCTGCACGTTAACTTTGTAGCCGTTAGAGCGGATAGTTCTTGGTTGGGTGAAGCGCCTCTACCGCTGTGCGTGTCACCAAGGATTAGCGAAAAACCGTCGCCACCCGCCGTGTAGAAAATCGCATCGGGGTAATGCTCTCTAACCTCTTTTAATAATTTCGCTAACGTATTCGTTGTTCTATAGAAACGGCTGGCGGCGGTGGGCATCACTTCACTTAAAAGCTCATAAGCACTTACATCTTCGTCAGCTATGTGCTGTTTTAATTGTTCTGTGTCCACTATTCGTGTTCCTGTTCTGCGGCAAGCATTGAGTTATCCAAAGCCTTTATGCTTATCTCAATATTCGGATGTTTAGAAACAACTGCGGCGATTGCGTTGAATAGGTTTTGATAAGCAAACTGGCGTTCAATCCAGTCGTGCGGAAGCTTGTAAGGCTCGCTTACAGGTTGTGCTGTAGTTTCATTCAGGCTAATAACTTCAGAACGGCAGCAATTCCACCCCGCAACAAAGACATTATTAAAAGCAATATCTTCAGGGTCTTTTGTTCCATGTATCGCTGATTTCTCTTCTGGTATTACAGGTTGTGCGGGTGCTTCATCGCTAGGCAATGGAGGCAAGTCAGGAACAGTCACGCCAAACAATGCAGCTAGGGCGCGGTAATTCTGTTCGGAGTGATAGCGGCCTTTACAACGAACAAGCTTCTCTGCCGCTTTTATGATTTTGGCTCCCTCATCCGTGAGGGTAGCATTAGGCTGTTTAGGTAATACCGGTGCGCGATAAAGGGGGAAGCTGTCCATTCTTGCGGTCTGCGGAGATAGTGGGTAAATCTGCCCACGCTGACCGGTTACGCCCCAGCAAGCTACTTCTTTGGCTGCTTGCTCGTATGCCAGAAGCTGTCTAGCCATCGCTATAATTTCGCGGCCAACATATTTAACTGATGGCGTTGTTGCATTCGCCAATTCTTCTAACCTCTCAGTTGTTAGCTTAGTCATTGCTCTGCTCCACGGCTTCTAGTCGAGATTTAATTAGCGAAATCACAATTTTGTATTGCTCTGCATATTTGCTATCGCCATGAGTAGCATTTATTGCCTTTTCAAATTCCTCGATAGATCCAGAGAAGCAACCACGACCAACAACGATAGAGTTATCTTTCTGACGGAAAGCAGTTAAGAAACCACCTTCAGATCCAATTGGCGACACAGTAATGTGATGCGCATCGCCGGACACCTGCGCATTGCCGTACACCCGCGCATTGCCGTACACCCGCGCATTGCCGTACACCCGCGCATCGCCGGACACCCACGCATTGCCGTACACCTGCGCATCGCCGGACACCCACGCATTGCCGTACACCCACGCATCGCCGGACACCCACGCATTGCCGTACACCCGCGCATCGCCGGACACCCACGCATCGCCGGACACCCACGCATTGCCGTACACCTGCGCATCGCCGTACACCTGCGCATTGCCGTACACCCGCGCATCGCCGGACACCTGCGCATTGCCGTACACCCGCGCATTGCCGTACACCCGCGCATTGCCGTACACCCGCGCATCGCCGGACACCCACGCATTGCCGTACACCTGCGCATCGCCGGACACCCACGCATTGCCGTACACCCACGCATCGCCGGACACCCACGCATTGCCGTACACCCGCGCATCGCCGGACACCCACGCATCGCCGGACACCCACGCATTGCCGTACACCTGCGCATCGCCGTACACCTGCGCATTGCCGTACACCCGCGCATTGCCGTACACCTGCGCATCGCCGTACACCTGCGCATTGCCGTACACCCGCGCATTGCCGTACACCCGCGCATTGCCGTACACCCGCGCATCGCCGGACACCCACGCATCGCCGGACTGATCCACGCACTCCTCTTTTTCAACCCAGCCGCCTAAGTCACCCTTAGAAACATTGCTAAACGAAATCAGCGCGCGAATGCGGAATAATTTGCAACCAAAAAACTCTTTAGATAATTCAGCTACCAATTCAAACTTTTTCATTTTATTTTCCTGTGAATTTGTATTTAGCTCTTTGCTGTTACTGTGCATTATTAATCCCCTTGCGAAGCTGGGCTGCGTACCACACGGTTCCTTTATGGAACTCCTTGTTATGTTTGATATCCATGTTCACAGTGTCTTTGAACAGTTCTGCATACATATCAACACCTTTTGCCATCCACTCACGGGTGAATGCGTCGCTGACTGTGGTCACAACTGAGCATTCCGCTATCAAGTCATCACACAAATCTGTCATTTGGAATGGGCCGCAATTGTGTGCGTTTCGACGATTAGAAAACGCCATTTCCTTGACGCTTTGGATGATTGATTTCATCGCTGCATTCTCAGCGGCCAGCGCATCACGCTGCTGAACTACTGATTCGTATGTCTCTATTGGTAGGTTGTTCATGAATATCTCCTAACCCATCCAGTCTCTGTATTCACCAGATGCAATAAGCTTTGCTCGGCGCTTGGCTGCGTCGATATGCTTTTGCTTCATTCCGTTTGTTATTGAATCTAATGACTTGAGACTGATGGGGATTGTTTTCTTTGGTCGGGGTGGGATGAGTCGTTTTGCTTTTCGCTCTATCGAATAGATTCGGTCCCTGATTCCTTCTTTCTCAGCCCATTCCGTGGCTACGACTTTCACAACTTTGGTGTCTATGAGGACTTGGTAAATCTTTTTATTGAATTCAGGCAACCTCATTCCGAAATGCTCAGCCAACTCTGATCCTGTCATTGGCCTTTTCCCGAGCATCCTAACCACGCTTTCCTTGAACCCTGTGGAGTTATGAGGCCGCCGATAGAATGCTAATCGGCGCATTTACACCTTCCATTGGTCACCAAATTTGAATCCAATCCTGTCTAATGACTCATCCATCTTTTCGATGAAGTTCGGAATCTTCAATTCGAATAAATCTTGGTACTGGTTATCTTTTTTGATAATCACTGAGTGCATATTTTCTCTACGCATTCGTGGGTCGTAATTGCTAAACCACCACTCATCACAACCTGAAACCCACATCGAATACTGAACTTGGGCCATATACTCTTTTTTAACCGCCTCCAGACCTCCAAGGCGGAACTTTACATACTGCGCTGATGTGTAAGGTGACTTTAATTCTAGCCCTCGACCATCGCTGCACATGCCGTCTGGAGAGCAGGCACAGCGCATGCTTTCATCTTTATAGAAGATTGGTGGGAGAGTAGTGGTAACGTCATTCTCGAACTCAAAAAGTAGACGCGCGGCTTCTTCATGCTTTTTCCCCCAAAGAAGCGGTCGAGCAGGTATTTCATCTGGAATAGCGCCAGTGCAAACCTCCGCTATAAGCTCGTTCATGTAGGTTTCTGCCATCCCTGACAGTAGACCTGCATCTTTATCTTTCTTAGCCTTTGGTTCTGTAAGAATGTCACCAACTCTAGAGGCCGTAATGCAGGCTAATCTGCACTTTTTCCACTCGTCACTTCCCTGTGATATTGTCGAAACGTCGAACCCGAGAATCTTCGAAGCTATGTCATTATGCAGCATCTTTCTCACCACCAGTTTTGCTCGCTAGTTTGCGTTCAAGGCTGGAGATAAGCTTTGCAGCCTCGGTTGACGTGAGTTCTGACTGATTATCTATATCTCGCCCAGTCATCGACTTACATGCTTTCTTGAGGTCGTCGAAAGTGGAATCTACAGAAATTAATATCTCGTTTATTCTGTTTCTTTGCTCTTCGGTAATTTTATTTTCAATCGCCGAATCTTGATCCTGCGAAGGGGTATGTACTACTTTTTCAATTGGCTCGTAATCCTGAACCTCTTCTGCCAACTGGATTCCTTTAAGACGATCAGCATAGGAATCTCGCGCACAAAACCCCAGAGCTCGCCATTGCTGCATACGCTTTGGATATTGCTTCCATGGCCCATTCTTACCCCATAATCCAGCTGTCTGCGCATCAGTAACGCTGAACGAACTGTTGAATGTTGCAATGCTCCCTGTTTGCAGGCGACGACTAATCTTGCAGTGTGCAGTTTGTGTCGCTTCGTCATACGATTCTTCGAATTCAGCAAGGTCAGGCGCTGAAAGAATTAATGCTCGTAGAGCATCACCCCAAACTGATGGGCGACCATTAATAACAGCGATCCCCTGAACTGACTGCATAGGCTGAAAACCCAGCTCAGCCCCCATCTGCATAGCGATCAATACGTCGTTTGGCTTTCCTCTGTATGAGCTCGGGGCAAACTGGCTGGCTGCGATGGCGTTTGCGAACTGCATGGCTTGATCAAAAGTTTGTGGTGCCAACATCATGGTGTTACTCATGCTGCCTCCTGCATGTGTTTAAGCTCGATGGCTGTTTGGTACTGGCTTGCTGATTGGAGAATAGAGAATAGGGCGGTGGCTAATATTTCTGGATTGTCGCCGTGTTCAAGAGCTAGCTCTAATGCTTCGTGGGAGAGTCCTGACAGATGGCTTAATGCTTTGATGATGTGATACTGCTTTGTTTCTTTTTCCCACGCCTCGGCCTGCTGGAGAACTAATTCACTGGTCTGTTCGCTAAAGCCGCTGATGATTTTATTTAGTTCGATAATCACTGATGCATTCATAACGGATCACCTTTGATGAATAAGTGCTTAACTACGGGAAGTCGTTTAACCCAGCGCAGAAATCGACAAGCTCTCACCGCTTGGATTCGGCGTGGTTCTCTCATGAAATCAGTCATAGTTATTTGCTCCAGAGTGGTGAGAAGAATTGAGTGACGATACGAACGATACGGTCTAGTTGTGATTCGCGAAGAGTGCCCATGCGAGGGCACCCTGCAAAGCTGAGTTCTTGCATGGGGTTACTCCTGTTTTATTGTTGGTTTCATTGCAAAACGCCTACGCTTTGCGATGAATTAGTTTGTTTAGATGGGGTATATCAACGCTTTCTGAACGCTCGGCATAAGCACAAAATTGATGGGGAGATTAGTTGGTATGATTGCCGCTCACCCAAGAAGTGAACTTTGACTTGTCATATACGGATATATGAGATTTCCCGACTTGAACATGCCACACCGCTCAAGTTGGGATTTTTTTTGCCTGAAATTTGGTGGAATAAATCTATAAATATCAGATGCGTATAACTATTCAGCCAATGAACCCTATGACGTAGGATTACCATCAGGTCTTTTGTGCTGATAAGGTAAGTTCTCTTACAGAGCTATAGGGGATATATATGTCTGAAAAATTATTTCAAAATGGGCGTAAGCCAGAGCAAGTAGCATATGATTTAGCCTTAGTTTTGGCTTCAAGAGATGCTGATATCAAAACGGCTAAAGAGTTGCTTAAGCAAGTTAAGATTTACTATCCAGAATGCTTATCAGCTGCTCAGGAGATGAGAGAGCAGGAGATAGAAAATACAATCACTAATATACCCGTTACATTCCCATGCTAACTATTTGCGGGGATATCCCCGCTATTTTTGACACTACTAGATCATTAAATGCGGGTAGCGGTACGCAGGTTTTGATACACCTCATGCGCTATCGTACGGTCACGGCCTAAAGGCAATGCTGCGAAGTACTCATAAGCCGCCTTGACTGTCTTTTGATGTAGCTGAAGAAATTCTTCTTTCAGCTGCTTCAATTCTTCTTCTGTCTTATCCATTTCACACCCCTTATTCACCCAATAAAAAAGGCCGCCTAAGCGACCTGTTAATCTGCGTCCACACTCTCATGTAGAGCTGTAATTCCACCGTGTTTCTCAATCAACTTCTCAACGACATCCCGAGGGACATAAGCATAAACGGTACCTGTCGGATCTTGAACTTCTTCACACCAATCCATAATGATTTCGTCTTTTTCACTCGGAAATCCAAGCTCAAAAGAGTGATACATAGCAATATCTTTAAAGTCGCTTCGAGGCTGGCAGTATGCAGAATCACTAGCCTGAATTGACACGCTATAACCATCTGCGCAAATCACTCGGCGATTGAAGTACCAGCGATCTTCAAATCTCGGCGCTCTGGCCTCATTTAGCCAGTCATTCATGGTTTTTGTACCGCTCATACCTACCTCTCTAAATTAAGGGAATGCTAATGGCCGCCTTAGCGACCTGTGATTGTTTGTTGCCTGCTTTTATCCACATCAGGCGAGGTGGTTCCTAACTTTCCACAGTCAAGGAAAACTGATATTTTGGTTATTCCACAGTCAATGTAAGTGATTAATATGAACGACGATGCCATCAAAATGATGCTTGCCTTGGATACTGGCAACATTACAGCAACAGCCTTTATAGCCAGTTTCTTCTGCAAGAAGATGGGAATAGATAAATCAGAGCTAGTAAGCTACCTTCGAAAATGTGCCGAAATAAATAGCGCTGATATTGATGATGAAATATCTAGAGCGACTATTTCCGATATGCTTGAAAAAGTCGCTTTAACCATTGAAAGCACCCACGATGCTCTTGATGATGTAGATTCTGGTGATCTGCGCCATTAATCTTAGAAAACTTATCGTTTAAATCAGTCAGGATGCTATTCAAGTGTCCTGATTCAATTCTTGATGGCTCCATACCTACCTCTCTAAATTAAGGGAATGCTCTTCCCGCGAATCTTCTGGCGCCCGTTTATCTGCGCCAATAATGAGTGCCTGTACTGTCTTAACCACCTCAGGCGGCAGTGGTTCTTGCCATTCCCCAACAGCAAAAAAACGTGTAATCTTTCATCACCCCAACAGTACAAAGGATTTTAACGATGAAAGACTTTAAACAAGACCATATGCCACCACGTATGCAGCCGAAGCCTCAACCGAAGCCTCAGCCAAAACCAGAAGGTGGCAAATAGCTGAATCAGAGGAAAAATGGACAGAGAAGAACTGCTTTACAGAATTGAGTATTCATACAACTTCGAACACCTATTTAGTTCACTAACTTGGCGAATTGATAAGCTTATTTCGCTAATTCTTCTCATCCTCGGTTCGGCTGTTTTTTCAGGAGTCCAAGGTGCGTTTTGGTATGGCTTGGCTGTCGCTGTTCTGACTGCAATTCAAATGACATATCAGTTTGCTAAATCATCAGAACATTCATCTCGCCAAAGTAGAGAGTATTTGAAGCTCTTAACGCTGGAGAGCAGATATTCAGATGATGAGTTACTAGATAAGCTTGTAGAGTTAGAAGACAACGACCTAAGGCCATGGCTTATCCTTTCAGATATTGCATTGGTTAGAACAAATATCAGAAATGGTTACGATGAAGACCAAGACCCGAACTTATCTCGGACGAAACGTTTTATTGCATGGTTTGCCGGAGATAACCCTCACCGGTAAATTGTTTAAGTGAACACAATGACCTGTAGAGATATAGTCCCTAATCACGCTATTCCCCGCCCAACACCTAAACCACCTAAGCCTAAAGGTTAGCAAAACGAGGTAGGAGACTACCTCGCTGTAACACTTTCGCTCTTACGGTGACCTGCTGCGTATAGAGCGACCTCTGGCAGGCAACGGTTATCAGCGCTGTCAAATATCACTTCATCACGAGCGATCAGCGCTTTCTCTACTCGGTTAACTTTTCGATTAAGTGTGAGAAGAGGGCGACCTGAAGGCTTGGCACATATCCCAACGGCCAGTGGGTTGGAATGCTTATATTCTTCCTGTTTAGCCTTGCGGCGTTCACGACGACGAGCTTGAGAATCCATACAACCTCCTATCAATAAACTTTGGCGGTGTTGTGGCCGGCGCTTATCTTCGGCTTGGCTCGTTGGCCTGCAATTCACATCACCCCGAAGCTTACTGCTTTGGTGTAATTGCCCTTTTTCAGGGCTATCTGTTAAAGAACAACTTCCTGTTTGATTTGGCGTCCTGCCGTGTTGATGTGGTTAAGATTACCTGCGGGTAATTTCATTGTCTATACCTGTGGGTAAATATTTTGGGTAAACAAAATTACCTCACTGAAAAGTAAGGTAATTTATTTTTTAGAAATTATTGAGGGAGTTCTGAAGCGTCTATGTATCGTGATGATTTTACAATTGCGGCAACATATGAGATCTGAGAAACATCTGTATGACGCATTGTTATCGGTGCATGTGATTGATTTACACTTATAAATTGGTAATAGCCATCTCTATCATAGCCTATTTTTTTTATCATGTTGTGGCCGCTTGAAGTTCGGATGAATACTTCATCTCCAGCGTAAATGGTGCGACTTGGCTCAACAACAACAAATTCACCTGAATTTATTCGCGGGAACATACTGTCTCCACGAACCTTTACAGCAAATGCTTTTGGGTCATCACTATAAATTCGGAGCCAGCCAGAAAGTTGCTCCATCATTTCTATTGAACCATCCACGCCCAACACGGCCTCCCCAATGACCTCAACAATTCCATTTTTTACACTGCCAAAGAACTCAATCTCCTCATTGTAGCTCATAGGGATATTTGTGTTAGACACAAGATCATCCATCCATCCAGTTGGCAGCTTTAGCTTTGACTCGATGGTTTCTACCATTTCCTCCCCTATACGCTTTCTTCCTTTTTTGTCTTCAGGATAAAGCATTCTAGATACATAGCTTGGATCCACGCCTATCTCATTGGCAAGCGCGGAAGCTTTCCCATTAAACCTTTCATCTCGCAGCTGACGAAGTCGCTGCCTTCTAATCTCGAATTTATCCATCACTAAATTCTACTAAATGTTACCCGCTGGTAAATGACCTGCGGGTATTGCTTAATTGTATACCTGCGGGTAAACTAAATTTCGTATAGATAATCGGAGGCATGAAATGGAAGAACTACGCATTTACCTAAATGCAATGTCTTCGGATGAACAGCGACTCTTCGCTGAAAGATGTGGAACAACAATTGGGTACCTCCGCAAGGCTTTAAGTCGCAATCACGAATTAGGCGCTGCCTTGTGCGTGTTAATTGAAACGGCTAGCGACGGCTCGGTAACTAGAAAACATCTTCATCCGCAGGATTGGACTCAAATTTGGCCAGAGTTAATGGCCGCATAAGTAACACCGCTCCTTAACATCAAGCCCTGAAAAAGGGTCCTACCACCAACCACCTAACCGGTGGTGTAACTATTTATTCAACAAAGGAAGTATCACAAATGGAACATGCAAGTTATAGCAAGCGCATCAACGAAGTGGAGACAGAACTCCGCTGCCGGATGATGCAGAAGACTAACCGAGAGTTAGCAAAGCAAGCAGGGTGGCACGAATCGAAAGTAAGCCGCCTCAATATCCGCGACATGGCAACGATGTTCGTACTGCTAGAGAAGGTATGGGAAACCAGTTTGATTCGTGAGGTGGCGCGTCAGGCTGTGGAATCGGTATTGCCACAAAAGAAAAAGTCGCCAACTGCGGGAACAGCTGTCGACTCTCAGATCACTATGACTTTCTAGTACTGGATCAATTCACAGGAGTAATTCTATGTCAAAACGTAGAAAAAGCAATAGAGAAGAGGAACGGCGTTACCCCGACTCTCCAGATGGTCTGGTTGTTGTTGCCTCTAATAACCGTGCTTTTGCAGAACGGTTAACGGGGATCATCCGATTACGTCTAAAGGAGACGGAACATGTTAAGCGTCGTTAGAAATATTGATGACTACAGGCCACAGCATCAGGCCGTGGAGCAGAGAGTGGCGCAACTTGAAGATGGGTATGCCAAGCTGTCCAACATTCTTCTTGAGGCATATGCCGGTGCTGATATCACCAAGCGTCAATTCAAGGTTCTTCTGGCTATTCTGAGGAAAACTTATGGCTGGAATAAGCCGATGGACAGAATAAGCGACTCGCAGATAGCTGAGATAGCTAACCTTCCGGTAAAACGCTGTAACGAAGCTAAGTTGGAACTGGTAAGAATGGGGCTCATTAAACAGCAAGGAGGCATGTTTGGACCCAATAAAAACATAGATGAATGGTGTATCCCTCAAAACAAGGGGGAATCCCTCAAAATAGGGGATAAAAAATCCCTCAATTTAGGGGAGTGCAATCCCTCAAAACAGGGGGACACAAAAGACACTATACAAAATATAAAAGAAATACCCCCTAACCCCCTAACGGGTGTTAGCGAATTGCTCGTTAAACCAAAACGAAGAAAGGCCGAACGGATTGACTATGAAGCCTATCTCCATGTCTACAACGAAACCGTGGGGGAAAGACTACCTCATGCAATCGAAGCAAACGACGAACGGAAAAGAAAACTTCGTACGCTGATCAAATCCCTTAAGACTCCAAACATCGACGGATTTAGAGCATATGTAAAATCATTCATGCACCTTGCTAGGCCGTTTCACTTTGGAGAGAACGATCGTGAGTGGGTGGCTGACTTTGACTACCTTCTGCGCCCTAAGACGCTGACAAAAATTAGAGAGGGAACGCTGTGATTAATCAAGAGATTGAAGCTAGCGTGATTGGGGGATTGCTTGTTGGCGGGTATACGTCAGATGCTAGTGATGTGTTAGCTACTCTAGATCCCGATGCATTTTCTATTGGACTGTACAGAGAAACGTTTAAAGAAATCCAGAGACAAGCGCGAACTAGGGGGATGATTGATGGATTAATGATTGCGGAAGCGATGGGGACTCAAAACTTCGCCAGCATCATGGAGACCCCTAGGAAGTGCCCGAGCGCGGCAAACCTAAAGGGATATGCCAACGTAGTAGCTGAATACCATCAGAGAAGAAAGATGCTAGAGCTGATGGAGCAGACTAAAGATCAGATTCTGAATGGAACATTGGAATCCTCAGCAAACGTAATAGACCGATTCATTTCCAACGCTTCTGAAATTTGTAAGCCTAGAGATGAAGTAAGGCCTATGCATATTTCTGACCTTCTAGATCCCTATGCCAAACTGCTTGAAAAAAGGCTAACAAACGGCGAGGAGTCTGACATTCTAAAGACTGGAATTGATGAGCTAGATGAAATCATGGGAGGTATTAACCCAGTCGATCTAGTCATAGTCGCCGCGAGGCCGGGTATGGGTAAAACAGAATTCGCGCTTAAAGTATCAGAAGGCGTTGCTTCACAGACAATTACTGGGACAAAGCAAAAGCGCGGTGTCTTGATATTCAGCATGGAAATGGACTCTCAACAGGTTGTAGAGCGACAGTTAGCTGGTGCTAGCAGATTACCGGTGTCTCTCCTGAGAAAACCAAGCCGGATGAATGATGAAGGTTGGGGGAAGGTATCTAATGGGATCAGAATGCTTCAAGGGCTAGATGTATGGGTGGTAGATGCTTCAAAGCTTAACGTAGAGCAGATACGTGCTATAGCGGAACGGCACAAGAGAAACTATCCAGCATTATCTCTAATCATGGTGGACTACTTGGGACTTATTGATAAACCTAAGGCAGACCGCAATGATCTGGCAATAGCCCACATATCTGGAAGCTTAAAGAGAATGGCCAAAGATTTAAAAACGCCAGTTATGTCTTTAAGCCAGTTGTCACGTGACGTGGAAAAGAGACCAAAAGGACAGCGTAGGCCAACAAACGCTGACTTGAGAGACTCTGGAAGTATCGAACAAGACGCGGACTCTATCATCATGCTTTATCGAGAGGCAGTGTATGATGAGCAATCCCCCGCAGCACCATATGCAGAGATAATCGTTACTAAAAACAGGTTTGGTACGCTTGGAACGGTTTACCAGAGCTTTACTAATGGTCACTTCATGGAGTGCAACCAAGATGAAGCTCGAGGGAAATGTTCATCTAGTCGCAGTACAGAACAAACCTCACGCAGATATTCAAAAGGAGCTGATGTATGACCTTAAGACCTTTAGATGTTGAAAAATATCTAGCTCACGAAGAAGAGCTGAACAAGATTGTGAAATTTGAAGGTGATCACCTGATCATCACTATCCCAGATAATGACTTTGACGAGACTTATGACATTCCGTTGAGCAATTTAAAAACGGCTGAACATGTTGTTTCTTGGACTTTTCAACTAACCGAGAAAAACTGGATTACTAGGGATATATTGAGGAAATTCATCAAAGAAGCCAGCAAGTATGCAGGTATAACGCTTTAACTTTAGTGCGGGGGACGCATGAAGCTTACGAACAACACCGCTCTAGAAGCGGTTTTTTTGTGCCCAATTGGAGATAGTCATGACAAGTCGTGAACAGTTTGAAACGGCATGGCAAAAAAATAACGAATGCGAGCCTATGGATGGCTGGGAAAGTCTGCGTTGTGATGATGGTTACACGGACGAGATAATTGATGGTCAGTGGTGGGCATGGCAAGCAAGCCGCGAGGCGGTGGAGGTGCAGCTGCCAAGCCTGAAGCAAATCGATAGCGGTGAGAGATATGTTTGGTCAGATGGTGTATTCAATTTTAAGGAAGATGCAATTAAAGCGATCCGCGCAGCTGGCATCAAGGTTAAGGGGGAGTGATGGATAATTTAGCAACTTACCTCAATACCGGATTAGCCTTGATAGGCTGGACATACATCATGTGGAAGTCTGGCGAATGGCTGATGCGGATAGCCATTAAGCAATGGGATAAGCGTCGCAAGATTTCCCGAAAGCAGAGAGCAGTAGAAAATCTCTACGATGCTTTTGAGCTAGACACTATCAAGGACGGAGACCAAATGAAGGTCACCACGGCTAAAGGGCTTGTAATTATGATGTATCGACAGGAGAAATAGCCTTTGCAAATCGACATGGTTAAAAATGCCGGTGGCGTTTTTGTACCAATGTTCGAACACGATTTACCCCGCCTAACCAAGTTCAAAAACGGTGAAGTCTACACCGCCGATTTCAAGCTATCCCGCAATCCGATATTTCACAAAAAGATGTTCGTTTTCTTCAAATTCTGCTTTCAGCACTGGAGTGCAAACAAGGCAGGTCTTGAGCATATGGATGAGCACAGCCAGTTTGACCGGTTCCGCAAAGACCTAACGATACTTGCAGGTTTTTACGAGCAGACGGTACGACTAAATAGTGAAATACGAACTGAGGCTAAGAGCTTGGCATACGCGAATATGAAAGCGGACGAGTTCGAAAGTTGCTACAAAGCGATGATTAACGCAGCCATCAAACATATTTTCGCCGGAACGAGAGACGAAAATATCCTCAATCAGCTACAGAGCTTTTTTTAGCGGAGGTCAGATGAAGCGAACGTGGTTCACACACGAACCCATGACCACAGAAGAAGCTAATCAACTACTCGATAGATACAAAAACAACGGAGTGCAGGCCACTAAATCACTATCAGCAGACAATCGTCACTGGTTCGTTCAAGCACTCCTCCCTGAATCAAATTACCTACCTAATTCAAAAATACAGACATCCAAAATCTGGAGATAGACATGACTGAAACCCGCGAAGGGATATACCTCCACATTAACGGAGCTGACTATCGAAAAATTAACGTAGTAGGAGATTTACACGGCTGCCACGGCATGCTGATGACGCACCTAGAAGAGATTAAGTTCGACTTTGACGCAGATCTGCTGATTTCAGTTGGTGACCTAATCGACCGAGGTGGGCAGAGCGTCGAATGTCTCGACCTGATTAATCAGCCATGGTTTAGGGCTGTTCGCGGTAACCATGAGCAGATGGCTATTCAGGCATTAAACGGCACCGGCAATGTAAATCACTGGCTGGCTAATGGCGGTGGCTGGTTCTTTTACCTCGATTATGACCAAGAGGTTCTCGCTAAAGCATTAATCGCATACGCGGAAAGTTTACCGCTAATTATCGAAGTCAATTTCCCCTGCAAACGTTACGTAATAGCCCATGCAGACTACCCATCAAACGAATACGTATTTGGTAAGCGTGTTGATGAGGAGGAGGTGGTTTGGAGTCGAGAGCGAGTGAGTTATTCCATGGATGGTATCGGCTGCAACATCATCGGTGCAGATGAGTTTATTTTCGGACACACACCAGCTCGCAGCCCGATGAACTTCTTCAATCAGCGCTATATCGACACTGGCGCGGTGTTTGGTCACGGACTTACTGTTATCCAGATAGGAGATAACAATGGCTAACCTTCGGAAAGAAGCTCAAGGCCGAGAATGCCAAGTGCGTTTACCCGGCATATGTAACGGTAACAGCGAGACGGTAGTGCTGGCTCATTTTCGAATGGCTGGATTATGCGGCGTAGGGATGAAGCCTAACGACTTATTCGGTGCTTGGGCGTGCTCAGCATGTCACGATGAAATAGACCGCAGGACAAGGCGCACAGACGCCGGAGAGGCTCACATGGCACACCTTGAAGGAGTAATACGAACTCAGGCCGCGCTGATTGCAGAGGGAAAGCTAAAACTATGAGGGAATACCGGCTAACGCTGCCGTACCCGCCGAGCCTAAACACATATTGGCGACACGCAAGGCAACGGCACTACATCAGCGAGAAAGGCACAAAATACCGACAAAACATTATCACCATCATCCAGCAACAAAACCTCGATATTCACACCACCGCCAGACTCAAATTCTCAATCACTGCCCACGTACCAGACAAACGCCGTCGCGACTTAGACAACCTGCAAAAGGCCGTCTTTGATTCGCTTGTGCATGCTGGATTCATGGAAGACGACGAGCAGATTGATGACTTCAGAGTGCGGCGTGGTGAGTTAGTGAAGGGCGGCAAGCTGGAAGTGGTAATTACGGAACTGGAGGGGATATGAAAGCCGATATACGAACCATACCCGACATGCTAGTCGATACATACGGCAATCAGAGCGAGCTAGCACGACGCTTACGCATCAACAGAGAAACCATATCCAAATATCTCAACGACAAAGAGGCCAAGCGCCACGCAATAGTGAACGGCGTATTCATGACAGCTCGCGGTGATAGTGGGAAGAACAGGTGGGGTAAGCGATGAATATCGAAAGCACAGTCAAATTTCATTCACCGAAATCTACTCAGATCAGCGATTCCCCTCGCGCAACAGCATCAGACGCTTTAACCAACACTGATGTCATGTGCGCTTTGGGGATGGTGCAGAGTAGAGCACCACTCGGATTTGCTGCCTTCAACGGGAAAATGAACATCAGCGAAAACGATAAAAAACGCTCGGTACAGTTACTCACTCAATACGGACTCAAGCACTGCGATAAGGTTGCCGCCTTACGCAAGCTTGATATGAATATTAAGGTGAAGGTCGTGCAAATGCTCGCAAAGTTTGCATACAAAGACTATTGCCGCTCAGCAGCCGGAACCGAACTGTGCGATTGCTGCAAAGGTGCAGGTGTTATCAGGTCGAAGTCCATGGTCATGAAGCACGCCGGATGCGGGAAGACACCGCCTAAGTTTGTGGAGGAGATTACCCATACGATGTGCCAGAAGTGCAACGGAAAGGGTGAGGTATCCGTGGCGTGCTGCAAGTGCAACGGGCGCGGTGAAGCTGTTAATCGCGAAGAGACAGAGCGGCAGGGAGTGCCAGTGAAACATACCTGTAAGCAATGCTCAGGCCGTGGCTACGAACGCATCCCAACCACAAAAGCATTCAGAGCAGTATCAGTGCTTGCGCCAACACTAACCCTTGATGTGTGGAAGCGTGGAGCAAAGCCATTTTATGAAGAGCTAATTTCCCATATCGAAAAGGAGGAAAGTTTTGCTGATAGCCAACTTAAGAAAGTTACGAGCAGAATTGCAGATAGTTGAAATCCGACAACGATTGCTACTTGCAAAATGCACTAAACTAGAATAATCTAGCTCTAACACTAGAAATCCGTGAAGATGTTTAACGTGGGTTTCAGGAGAGGCTGGCTTAATCGCTGGCCTTTTTAGTTTTCAGCACATCACTCAGCGAAGAAGGGTAAACCGGAGCGTTTGGTGTGCTGCACAACTGCATGAGTATTTGGATGACGCCGGAACCACCCTGAAAGGGAAAGTGTATGGGATACAAACTGAATGCTCATGACAGTTGTGGAGTGAGGAAATAAGTAAACATCGCACGCAGGGGACATTTCCGCCTTGAGATGAAGCCCACAACCAAAATTCAAAGCCCTGAGTTAATAGCTCGGGGCTTTCTTGCATTTAGCGTCATCCAAAACCAACCAACCGCACTCACACATTCCTTGTCTGGCATGGATACGGGTGACGCTATTCCTTACACAAACACACAGCGCCTAACCCTACGGGGAGGTGAGACGATGCTACGTATGGACAAAATCACAACAGGTATTTCCTACGGAGCGTCAGGCGGTAGCGCCTTATTCTGGCTTAAACAACTCCTTGATGGCTTCTCACCTGAACAGTGGGCAGCGTTTGGCGTTCTTGGAAGCCTGCTATTTGGCTTCCTGACGTTTCTAACGAATCTCTACTTCAAAGTAAAAGAAGACAGGCGCAAAGCCTCAAGGGGGGAGTAATGAATCCATCCCTGAGAAATAAATTAAGCGCGGCAATGATTACCCTCATCGTATCAGGTGCATCGGCTCCGGTATTACTTGACCAGTTTCTCAATGAGAAAGAAGGAAGCAGCCTAACGGCGTACCGAGATGGCGGTGGAATCTGGACGATATGCCGTGGGGCAACGATGGTTGATGGTAAGCCAGTCGTTCAGGGGATGAAGTTAACGCAGTCCAAATGCGACCAAGTAAACACCATAGAACGCGACAAGGCATTAGCTTGGGTAGAGCGGAATATTCACGCCCCCCTTACCGAACCACAGAAAGCAGGCATTGCATCATTTTGCCCTTACAACATTGGCCCCGGTAAATGTCTCCCTTCAACGTTCTATAAGCGACTTAACTCCGGCGATCGGAAAGGTGCTTGTGAGGCAATCCGTTGGTGGATTAAAGATGGTGGACGTGACTGCCGACTGACCAAAGGCCAAAAGAATGGCTGTTATGGTCAAGTGGAGAGACGTGATCAGGAAAGTGCGCTGGCGTGTTGGGGATTGGATGAATGAGTAAGTTAACCACCGCGTTACTTTCCGTCATCATCGCTCTACTAGTTGGCATGTGGTACACGACAAGCAAGATGCAGTCGCTAAACACCCAGCTTAAAGAAATCACTCAGGTAGCCAATCAGCAGAAAGCAGACCTCGAAAACATCCAGCGGCAACGAGTACAGGCCGCCGAACTGGATATCAAAGTCACTCAGGAATTAGCAAATGCAAAAAGTGAAATTGAGCGTCTGCGCACTGACCTTGGTAACGGCACTAAGCGGCTGCACATCGCGGCCAGTTGTCCAGAGTTGCCCGAAGCCACCGCCGCCTCCGGCAAGCCTGATGCAGCCAGCCCCCGACTTAATGACTCCGCTGAACGCAATTATCTCAGTCTCGTCGAACGAATCAGACAATCCGAAACAATGATTAACGGGCTTCAAGAGTACATTAACCACCAGTGTTTGAGGTGATTGCTTCCCGTGTCTGATTAGTGCGATTTGCTGTGGTAAATCTGGATATTTTTCGAAAAGCTTTGCCATGAGCCACATGCAAATCAATTTGAACGGGTGTTTTAGCAACTCACAAATGGCAACAATCAAATCAATATTAATTAAATCAAGCATAGATATCTCCTCATCAAGTTAATGCGTCACATAACTGATTAGTTCGTTATATGTGTTATAGGGTGCACATTCAGCTCCCTACAGTGAGGGGCCTAACTTGAAAGAATGCCTCAGCAATCGCTGGGGCTTTTTTACATCTGAATTTCACCGCGCTTTCTCCGCGCAATAAAAAACCAAGAGCCTTTCGGGGTAGAGCTTGAGATAGGGCAGTGGTTATCGCTGACCGCTCTTGGGCTGCCTACATCTGGAGAACAGGCTCTATCACCAAAAGGTAATAGCGATATGAAAGAGTTGATATCAGTAGAAAAGGAAATCTCCATGAGCAGCTTGGATTTCCTGAATAACATCATCAATCCATCACGAGTTGAGGCGGGCGAGAATCCGGTTCGTCCGGCTGACTTCCACTCTCGCGTAAACGATGAAATCGATGAAGAATTAAACTACGAAAATTTCGTAGTTGGGAAGACTGGCCACAAAACTCACTACACCATGCTGAACATGGATCAAATGACGTTAGTTGGTATGCGTGAATCTAAGGCGGTTCGTCGTTCTGTGCTGGCCAAGCTGAAGGTTATGCATAGCCCTTCAATACCGCAGACCTTGCCTGAGGCATTGCGCTTAGCTGCTGATCTTGCAGAACAGAAGGCAGAGTTAGAGAGTAAGCTCGCTATCGCTGCACCCAAAGCAGAATTTGTTGATCAGTACGTTGAAGCATCCGGTCTGATGGGATTCAGAGAGACAGCAAAACTACTAAAGATAAAAGAAAACGATTTTCGCCTGTTCCTGATTGATAACGGGATCATGTATAAGCTTGCTGGGAAGCTAACGCCATACTCACAGCACCTTGATGCTGGACGGTTCGCTGTTAAAACAGGCGAGAACCAGCACAACGGACACGCATTCACTCAAGTGAAATTCACACCAAAAGGCATTCAATGGATAGCTGGGCTTTGGGCTGCCAGCCAGTTACAAGACAAGGCTGCCTAAGCGCAAATTTACGCTTTGCTGCAAATACAAATAGTTAGAGAGCCTATTTCACAACGGCTCTTACCAATTCCCCCGACAAGGATACAGATTGTGTAACCCCGTAGGAGGTGATCACTTTCTTGCTGACGGGTAAGCAGTAAGTCAGTTAGCACCTCTGCGAAGCGGGGCGAGGCTGGCGAACCAAATTCATTTACCACTCAGTGGTCGTGTTAGTCCATCCCTCTTCACGTAAACACATCTCTCGCGTTTAACGAAGACTCCCTCCAGTAATACTGGTTCTCCTCGGGACGAGTGCGCGGAATAAGATGTAAGGGATAACGCCGGGGTTTTGTACGGTTTGCCCCTCATGGTTCGCGGTGACTGCGATGGCGGATGAAATGTCACTGACAGCCGGAACAGACGGATCACATTACAGATGGTTCTTACGAGAGCCATGTTTAATGACAATCAAAAGGAATCGACATGGAGCTAACTGAACACCAGAAAGCCCTATTCGATGCCATGACCAAATCACAACAAAAGTTTGCGTTAGGCATCGTTGAGGGGTTAACCCAAATAGACGCCTACAGGAAGGCTGGGGGAAAGGCAAAAAAGGAAGAGAACGCTCATGCTAGCGCAAGCGAAATCTATAGAAATCCCAAGGTTAGAGCCTTCGTTGACGAAATGAATAAGGTAGCTATCTCTGATGCCGTTATGTCGCGTCAGGAGGCTCTTGAGCGCCTCTCAGCTATGGGGAGGGCATCATTGCATGAGATGGTCGAGTTTAGCGAAGCAGAGTGCGGTACAGACGATAATGGAAATCCGATTATTCAGGCCGGATGGCGATTCAAGAATTCCGCGCTACAAAGCGCAGGTGCCTTATCTGCTATATCTGAGCTGACTGCTGGGAAACGTGGAATATCGATAAAGCTCCACGACCCAAAGGCGGCAATAAAGCAACTGGCTGATTTGCAGGGATGGGAACCGCCAAAAGAGTCGAAGCTAACCATCACTGCGACAAAACCACTATCGGAGCTTTTTGAAGATGACAACGCTTAATCCAGTATTCAAGCCGTTTATCAAGCCACACCGCTACAAGGTAGCTAAGGGTGGGCGCGGTAGTGGTAAGTCGTGGTCAATTGCAAGGCTCTTGGTTGAAATAGCGCGAAGAGGTTCATATCGATTTCTCTGCGCTCGTGAGTTTCAGGCCAGCATCGCCGACTCCGTTATCCAGCTGATCGCCGACACTATCGAGCGCGAAGGGTATAACAGCGAGTTTGAGATTCAGAAGGTCTACATCAGGCATATTGCTACCAACAGCTTGTTCATGTTCTACGGAATTAAGAACAACATCACGAAAGTGAAATCACTGGAAGGTATCGACATTTGCTGGGTAGAGGAAGCTGAGGCGGTAACCAAAGACAGTTGGGATGTGCTGATCCCAACCATTCGAAAGCCCGGTAGCGAGATATGGGTAAGCTACAACCCGAAGAACATTTTGGACGATACACACCAAAGGTTCGTTATCAATCCACCTGATGACATTTGCCTACTAACGGTTAACTGGAATGATAATCCTCACTTTCCTGATGTTCTGCGTCTAGAGATGGAGGAGTGCAAGCGTAAAGACTTCGATCTTTATCAGCACATTTGGGAGGGGCAGCCAGTAGCTGATAGCGACCTTGCTATCATCAAACCTTCATGGATTGACGCAGCAGTAGATTCCCATATCAAACTCAAATTCACTGCGTCTGGTGCCAAGAGAATCGGCTTTGACGTTGCAGATGAAGGGGAGGATAGCAACGCCATCACAATGGCACACGGATCAGTGGTGAAGGATGTGCAGGAGTGGAGCCGTGGCGATGTAATCGAGTCTGCCAACCGAGTAAACCAGTATGCAGACAGCATCAGTGCTGACAAGGTTATTTACGACTCAATCGGCGTTGGTGCTGGCGTTAAGGCGCAACTCAATCGCATTGCCAGAAGTCAGGTGGAGGGATTCAATGCCGCCGCCGCTGTATTTGAGCCTGATAGTGAATACATGCCAGGTAAAACAAACAAAGACATGTTCTCCAACCTAAAAGCACAAGCTTGGTGGATGGTTAGACAGCGCTTCTACAATACATGGAGAGCGATAGAACATGGTGAAACCTTCCCTGATGACCAACTAATAAGCCTTTCATCCGATATCAAAAACCTCGAATACCTCAAGGCTGAACTTTCACGCCCGCGTGTTGATTACGACAATAACGGCAGAGTGAAAGTTGAAAGCAAAAAGGACATGAAAAAGCGCGGCATCTCGTCGCCTAACATGGCCGACTCCTTGATCATGGCCTTTGCGCCAACTTCTAATGCTCTGGCAAGGCTAAAAGCTCTTGCCGGTTAAGGTGAGGCAATGGCTAAACGTAGCAACAGACAGCAAAAGAAACTCAATAAACAACAATCACGCATGGACAGCTATCAAAATGTGTTCATGAACATTGGTACTGGCGGTGACAGATCGGCATACAGCCGGATCCGTTTCGCACATCTGCTAACCAGAACGACATTAGACAATATCTATCTCGGTGATGGGCTAGGTCGTCGCATTGTCGATTTGGTTGCCGATGAGATGTTTCGCGCCGGATTTACCATTGAAGGTGCTAACAACGAACCGGAGATCATGTCTCGGTGGGATGAGTTAAATCTTACACAGCATTTCACTGATGCAGTGGCATGGGCTCGCCTCTATGGCGGATCGCTGATGTTGTTCGGCGTGAATGATGGTGGTGAGCTAACGTCAGATATTGGCGAGGGCAGCCTAGAGTTCGTTCGGGTGTACGACCGCTATCAGGTTCAGCCTTTCCTCCGCGACCTAAATCCGGAAAGCCTGACTTACGGGGAAATCATCCAGTACCAGATTAACCCTATTTCCGGCACACCGTACTACGTACACGCCAGCCGGTGCCACATCTTCGACGGTGAGCGGTTGCCAAACCAGATACGTCACCAGAACCAAGGATGGGGCGCATCCTGCTTACAGGGTATCTACGATGCACTAACCGATTACGGCATGAGCCATAACCATGCAACAAGTCTGCTGGAAAGAAAGCAGCAAGGCGTATGGTCTGCTGCTGATTTGGCTGAACTGTGTAAAGACGGTGAAGGTAGGGACGTTGTTCAGGCACGTCTTAACATGGTGGATATGACCCGCAGTAACGGGAATACCATTGGTGTTGATGCTAATACTGAGAAGTATGAGCTATTGAATGGCGACTTATCTGGTGTAGTTGATGTTCAGGATCGAAAGCAACTACGCATCTCTGCATTAACTGGTATTGATGAGCAAATCCTTTTCACCAAGACACCAACAGGACAAGGCGCAGACAAAACCACCGTGCCTGAGTCGTGGAAGCAATTAGTTGGCCGCAAGCAAAAAGATGAAGCACGCCCGGCCATTGAGAAAGCCGTTACCTTCCTCACGACAGATAAAACGTGGACTATCAAGTTTAACCCTCTATCTGTGCCGACCGACAAAGAGCGAGCAGAAACAGCTAATCAATGGTCACAGGCCGACGAGCGTTATGCTCAGCTTGGCTGGGTTAGTAATGATGAAGGTATTGCCACCCTCAAAAAACGCGGGGGGTACGTCTATCCGGAGATGAATGATGGCTAGAGTATGGCTTCATCCTTACGGTATAGAGCGCGACTATACAAACGCATTGGTAAAGGCCACACGGCAATTCAACAAAGAAATCGACTCATCATATGGTGACATCCGTTTTGATGGGTGGCAGGACGATATGGCGGCTATTTTGGCTTATCTGCGCAATGCCGGTAACCGGATATTCCAACCAGTCATCGAAAGGCTTCCATCCTTCTTCTCACTAACCAGCCAGTTCAACGATAAGCAATGGCGTTTAATCGTAAAGGGTGGCACTGGTGTAGAGCTACCTACATCACAAGCCATTATCGCAGGTCAAACAACTGTACCCACTTCATCTAGTGTACTCGGCGTGGACGCCTATAGAGCAGAGCCTTGGTTGCGCCAAATGCAAGAGCTATGGGTATCGGAAAACACGCGCCTGATTAAATCCATTCCTTCTGATGAGCTATCCGACATGGAAGGCATCATTCAACGCGGCGTGATGAACGGCTCCAGTGCCGACACCATACAGAAACAGATTCAGGAGCGCTACGGCGTAACTGAAAGGCGAGCAAAGCTTATTGCGGTTGATCAGATTGGTAAGGCCAACTCTGCACTAACAAAGCAGAGACAGGCAGACGCTGGAATAGATGGTTATATCTGGCGTGGCGTTCTCGATAATCGTGAAAGGCAAATTCATGTTGATCGGGAAGGGAAGCGCTTTAAGTGGTCAAGTCCACCATCCGATGGACACCCCGGGCAGCCAATCCGCTGCCGCTGTTATGCCGAACCTGATTGGTCTGGCTCGGTTTTCGATATCGGCGAATAAATAAGGCAATCAATGAAGACAGTATCTCGCTTTGATGTGGGAGAACTCCGCGCGTCCGTAAATGAGGATGGATACCTTGAGGACACGCCTGTAGTGGGGCGTGTCGGTATCCAAATTTACCGCAATCCAGACGGATCAGAACGTCGCGAGTTTCGCCCACCGGAGGAAGTGTTTAACGCTGACTCACTGGCAAGCTTCAAAGGAAAACCAATCACTATCGGTCACCCCGGAGCTGTCAACTCAAAAAATGCCAAAAAGCATATGGTCGGCACCATGTTGGAACCGGCAAGACAGGATGGTGAAAACGTCGTTGTGCCAATCATGGTGTATGACGAAAACGCCATTACATCAGCGACCAGCGGAAAGACTAAGCAATTATCGCTTGGCTATCGCTTAGACCTCGATGAAACGCCGGGTGAATGGAATGGACAGCGTTATGACGCCGTGCAGCGAAACATCCGCATCAATCATTTAGCTCTCGTCTCAAAGGCTCGCGCCGGAGACGTGGCAACACTAAATCTCGATGGTGATGAAGAAATCGCCCTAGATGATGACGACAACCAACCAAAAGGTAAAACAATGCAGAAGATCCGCTTAGACAGCGGCCTTGAATATGAAGCAGCCCCCGAAGTGGTTGTTGCATATCTGGCGCTGAAACAGGATGCCGCTGACAAGCAGACAAAGCTTGATGAGGCTAATACCACAATCTCAACCATCACCGCAGAGCGTGACACTCTCAAGGCTGATGCGGCTGAGTTTGAAACGAAACTGAAGCAGGCTCGGGAAGATGCGGCAGTAACTATTAAAGCTCGCGCCGAACTGGAAGCTAAAGCAGAGAAGCACGGTATCAAGTGCGATGGGCTGGATGACATTTCCGTCAAGAAGGCGGTTGTAGCCAAGCTGAAGCCATCCATCAAGCTCGACGGTAAAGACGATACCTACATCAACGTCGCGTTCGATATGGCGATTGAGTCAGCCCCTATGGAGCAGCAGCGCAAAATCGTCAATCAGGATAAAGCTGAAACCCGCAATGATACATCTGAACTGAAAGGTTCTGCCGCAGCCCGCCAAAAGTATCTCGATCGCCTTCATGGCAAAAAGGAGGCTAAATAATGGCCGTTCAAACCTCATACGATAACAACATGCAGATCGCTATGCCGGGTATGCGTTCAGATGCAACTCATCAAATTACCGATGGTTGTAATGCTGCCCAAGGCGCTATTAAGCCCGGTTATGTTGTAGCTCGCGTATCAGTCGCTAATGACAAGCGTGTAGTTAAACAGGTGTCAGCCGCAGGCGACGCCGCAAACCTGATGGGTATCTGCCGATTCAGCCACTACGGTTGCGTTACTGGTCAGTACGAGAATGGCGATGCCGTTAACGTAATGACATGGGGGCGAATCTGGGCGGTGACCACCTTGACCGCAGCGCCGACCATGGGGGCAGATGTAAATGTGCTTACCTCTGGCGCTGATGCTGGGAAAGTGGCAGCAACTGGCGGCTCTCTGGCGCTTGGTTGGAAGTTCACAGGCCGATTCACCAACTACAAAAATAGCGTTGGTGAAACCATCCATCTGGCTGAAGTTCAGATCCGCAATCAAGCAACACAACCAGCAGCCTCAGAATAAGGAACGATAATGGAACAGATGAATTACGATGAAGCTGACTTGCAAGCTATTCAGCTTAGTGCAGCGGCTAATGGACTGCGACTTGACGAAGGGGAATCAATCTTCCTCGCTCGTGAGTTGGACTACGTTAAATCTAAGGTTTACGAAGTCGAATACCCTGCTCTGACAGCAACCACGCTTTTCCCAGTGACCTCTGAAATCCCTGCATACGCCAAAACATTCACTTACGGTGTAATGGATGCAACTGGTATGGCGCGAATCATCGCCGACTATTCAGATGATTTGCCAAACGTAGGGGTTAACTATCGCGAAGAAACAGGCAAGGTATTCAGCCTTGGTAACTTCTACGAATACGACTTGATGGAAATCCGCGCATCACAGGCAACGGGCAAAAACCTGCCCACCCGACTGGCCAACGCAGCCCGACGAGCTCATGATGTGAAAGTTAATGAGTTGGCATTCTTCGGTGATGATGCCTATCAGATTGTCGGGGTGCTTGACCATCCAAACATTCCAGTAACTACCTCTGCTGGCTGGACAACTGGTGAAATTGCGTCAGATGAATTGGAAGATGCAGTGTCTGCTATCGAAACCATCACCAAAGGCTTGCATGGTGCAAACGTAATTGGGCTTCCTCCAAGCAAGTTCAAAGTACTGTCAAAGCCGATGCCTAACACCAACACGTCTTACATGACCTACTTCAATACCCAATATCCGGGCATGCAATGGATCCGTGTAAACGAATTGGAAGACATTGACGGAGCAGGCACTAAAGCGGCATTGGTGATGGAGCGTAACGCTGACAACGCCTCTATGGAGATTCCGCAGCCGTTCGAGCAATTACCTCCACAGGCTAATAACTTGGCAATCAAAATCCCATGCCATAGCCGCGCTACTGGCGTACAGGTCTACCTGCCGCTGACTCTGCATCTCATCAAAGGCATTTAAGAGGCTTCGGCCTCTTTTCTTTAAGGATTAACAATGAAGATCACCAACTCATCCGCACGTCTTTATTACATCGCTGGACAGAAACTGGCACCGGGTCAAACCGCAGAGATTGATGATAAATGGAAGGATAACAAAACCGTTCAGGCATCAATCACTAAAGGTGAACTACGTATTGCGGGAAAAGACGAAGAAGTAACTGCTACTGCTGTGGATAAGAAAGAGAAGGACAAAAAGTAATGAACATCGCCGCATTTGAAGGCCTAACGCCTCTGGAAATCTTCCGCAAGCTTGCGCCTGAATTTGCGGCTGTTCCCGATGAAGTGGTTCAGGGGTATATCGATTTTGCTAAGTTTTATGTGTGTGTTGATGAATATGGAAAAGCTTATAACGTTGCACTAGCACTAATGGCAGCACATATCATGGCATCGCCGGGCGGATATTCTCAGGATGGCTCATCTTCATCTGGTAAGGTTTTGTCACGCAAAGAAGGTGATTTGTCTATCACCTATGGCAATGTTTCCAGCGATTCTAGTTACCTCAGTGGCACCACATATGGAAACCTGCTCCAGTTGCTCCGTAAACGCATGGGGGCTGGTTTTTCTATTATGACGAGAGGAATAGTAGGAGGTTGCTTGTGTCCGTAAAGATAACGGATAACAAAAGGCTTTGGGATAACCTCAAGCAAGAGCTTAAAGCGACTGGAAGCAAAGAGGTAGTAACGGGCATTCAGAAGGGGGAGGTGAATGACGGCGTTCTTGTTGCCGATTACGCTACATGGAATGAGTTCGGGACTAGAAAGATCCCATCACGCCCATTCATGCGAACCTATTTTGACAATTCAGTATCACGACTTGAGAAATTCTCAGTGAATGGCGTTACTCAGGTATTGCTCGGAAAGGCCACGTTCATGCAATTTCTAAATGCAGCCGGTGTAGAAATGGTGAATGGAGTCAAGAAAAGCATTACTAATGGAGAGTGGGCTCCTAATGCTCCATTGACCGTGTCACTGAAGGGGTCATCAAAGCCGCTGATAGACAAGGGCGTGATGCTCAACTCAGTTACTTTCGCCATTCATCCTTACGGTAAATCGAAATGAGTAACCCATTCCGCAGGCCTTACAAAGTGCTTACCCCTGCTCCCTCTACGCTGGTTAACGGTGTGATTGTTGATGGTGAGATGGTGGAGTCTCAAGCCAATTTCAGCGTGCAAAGCATCAAAGACACGCAGGAGATTGAGAGTTTAGAGGCTGGGCGCAGGCTAACCGATTATCGCAGGCTATACAGCGATACCAAGTTGCAGATCACTGACGATTTCGACATGGCGCAGCCCGCCATTGTGGTGATTGACGGATTTAACTACGAGGTTAAGCATCGCGAACCATGGCAGAACGGCATCATCTCACACTACAAATATTATGTAGTAAGGAAGCGCGATGGCTGAAACCACGGTATCAAAATTTGTTCCTGATGCTGTTGAGTCTGCCGCCTACCGCGTTCTATCCCAGTTAATCGCCATCCCACTTGCCTACGCCAATCAGAATAACTCTCGCTTACCTCTACCCTATGCCACGTTGCGCGTATCCACACGCCTTACGGTCGGAAGGGATGAGCATGGCGAGGTTGATGATGGCGGAGTTATGCCCTCACATGGCGTTCGGGAGGGAACGGTGATGGTGAACGTTTACGGCGGCAGCGCTAGAGAGCATTGCGACGATCTGGTGAATAACATCAGAAAGACGACAAGCCGTTATCTCATGCGTAAAGAACGCTTCGTTATTAGCAACAATGCGCAGGTTAATGACCTGACAGGCCTACGCGATGAAGCAAACTTCGAGGCTATGGCAAACGTAGATTTAACATTTCGTTATACAGGCAAATATCTGGATGACGTTGGCCTTATTGAAACCGTTGATGCGAATGGCGACATCGGCGGCATAGAAACACACATCACTATCGCCGTCACATCCGACTAATCAATACGGAGTTATCAAATGGCAGATTTGAGCCAAATCGCCAATGTGGTTATTTCGCTGGATACAGCGAGTATCGCTAAGGCGTCATTCGGTATTCCGCTCGCAGTATCGCCTACAACGGCTTTTAGTGAGCGGGTACGCAAATATTCAAGCTATAACGCAGCGCAACAAGATGGCCTAGATCCGCAAACGCTTAAGGCGCTTTCTGCTGTCTTTAGCCAAACACCAAGACCAAATCAGGCATGGGTTGGCCGTAGAAATGCTGTATTAGTAAACCTAACGGTAACCATTCCATCGATTGTGGCAGGGAATATCTTTACGTTTAATGTAAATGGGACTGATATTACCTATACCGCGGCTAGCGGTGATGATGCTGAGGACGTTTATACCGGTCTGAATACAGCCCTTACCGCGCAATCTGTTATTGCTGCGTTGTTTACTGCAACGGCTAGTGCAGATGGGCTAAGTTTGACAATCAAAGCGCCAGACACAGCCACTGTTATTAAGCCGGTTACTAACTTGGGTATCTCATCCTCTGGGTCTGATGATGGATTAGCGGCTGATCTCAATGCTATTCAGCAAGAGGATTCAGGTTGGTATGGGTTTGCATTAGTAGAGCGAGGCGATGACCTCATCAGTGCAGCGGCGGCATGGGCAGAGACCCAAACAAAGCTGTTCTTTGCATGTAGTGATACTGCTGGCATTTGGGCTTCTGGTGATACAGATATCGCATCTCAACTGCAAGAACTGCAATATCTTCGCACTAGCTTGATCGCTCACAAGGCCGCAGCAACAGAATATCCAGAAATGGCATGGATGGGGCGTTGCTTTACTATCGCTCCGGGCGGCGAAACATGGGCGCTAAAAACTTTATCCGCAATCACACCAAGTAAATTCAGTGACACCGAACAGAGCTATGTATTCCAAAAGAATGCTAACGCGTATGAGAAATATGCGGAGAATACCTTCCTAATTAATAAGGGCAAGGTGGCGTCTGGTGAGTGGATTGATGTGGTTCGTTTCCGTGACTGGTTGGTAGACAACATTCAGAAGAATATGGCGTCGCTGATGATACGCCAGAAAAAAGTCCCTTATACCAACGGCGGAATTGCGCTGATCGTGAATAACCTGAATGGTTCGCTTATTCAGGGGCAACAGGCTGGCGGTATTGCACCTGATGAGCGGGATGCCGATGGCAATACAGTGCCAGGATTTAAAATCACCTATCCAAACGCGGCTGATGTGTCAGCAGATATTAAAGCAACACGCACTCTATACATTGATTTCGTGGCGCTTTTAGCTGGTGCAATTCAACTGGTTGAGATTAACGGATCACTGACTTACAGCTATGAGGGCTAATTATGTCTGCTGAATTAACTGGCACTTATGACGGCTCTGAGGTGTTTGTCACTATCGGGCCGCTACTGCTTACAGGGTTTAGTGATGGTGACTCTATCACTGCTCGTAAAAATGCAAACTTCTATGAGTCGAGGGCGGGGCTGGATGGTTCTGTCGGTCGTGCGCGCGTAACTGATAAGCGAGGCCAGATTGAATTACACCTGCTTCAGACATCAGTTGCTAACGATGAAATCTCAGCACTGATGAATCTTGACTCGCTGACTGATGATGGTAAGGCCGTTTACCCAGTTTCGGTAACCGACTTCTCTGGTCGAACCGTTATTGCCGCAGGTCAGGCTTGGCTATACCAACTTGGTGATGTGGCTTTCTCAACCAATGAGGTTGGCGAGCGTATTTACACCTTTGAGTGTGCAGACCTTAAATTCTCGCTAGGCGGGAACAACGTTTAAATAGGCCGCCTACGGGCGGTTTTTTATTGGGGATTAATGGCAATGGAATTAACCACATTTCGTATTGGTGATAAAGAGTTTAAGGCCGCGAAGATGAATGCTTTCGCCGCCGCAAAACATCTAGTGAAACTTAAGACACTTCTAGATAAAGGTCTGGCTTCAGGTGGTGATGCAAATGCCATTCAGTTGCTAGCCGGCATTGATGAAAAGACGCTGGAAGAGGTGATCATCCCAATTCTACGCGACTCATCCGTTATCAGTGTGAGCGATGAGAAGAAAATTGATAGCCCTAACGCGATTAACCTTGTGTTCACAGTAGATACGCTATTCGATTTCTTTGAGCTTTGCTGGGAGGTGATGAAGCTAAACTTCACCCCTTTTTTCACGAAAGTGCTCACCCTGTTTGGGTTAAGCCCAGAAGAACTGGCAAGCCGAGTTCAAGCACTAACGAAAGGCGCGAGTCAGGGAAGCTAAGGGAAGATGTCGAGAATGAGCTTTGGGTATGGAAGCCTATTTTAAGGAACATGTGTACGGTTTCTGAGGTTAAATCAGGCACCGTGACATGCGAAGATCTGTTAAAACTCAACGCTCTGATAGAGATGACCGATTATCTGAACATGCCACCGGAGAAGTAGATGGTAATAAGAGAGCTATTGATTCGGCTGGGGCTGACAGGGAGCGAGGCCACAGGCAGGAGTCTTGATAAAGTTGATGATAAGGTCAAAAAGGTTACGGAGGGATTTAGAGGGCTAGGCGGTGCCATTGCCGGTGCTCTTGCTGGGTTTAGCCTAAAATCCATCATTGACGTTGCTGATGAGATGCAATCACTAGAGTTTCGTCTCGGTCAGATGATCACTTCAACGAACGGTGGCGCAGAGGCCATCGAAAACCTGTCAAAGCATGCTAGTGATGCCCGTGTAAATATCGAGTCGTATGCAGAGGCTTACACGGGAATTGGTGCAGCGACACATGAGTTAATCAAGTCTGAACAAGATCTGCTTAATGTTACTGACTCAGTGGCAATGGGATTGCAGCTAGCGGGTGCAAACACTCAGCAAACAACCAGTGTCATGATGCAGTTAACTCAGGCTATTGCAGTGGGGAAACTGCAATGGGCTGATATGCGTATCATTATGCAAAACTCGGATGCATTCGCGTCACGATTGGCCAAGTCATTAGGCATGACGCTGAATGAAATGGTGAAAGCCACTCAAGGTAATGGCGGTGGCATCGGCGCAGATAAAATCGTCAACGCGCTAAGAAATATGTCTGGTGAGGTTAAAAAGGAATTCGCCTCAATGCCGATGACAGTCCATCAAGCTATGGAGATCATTGGTAATCGGTGGGATATGTTTATTCACCGGTTAAACCGCAGTACAACCGCGATTTCTTGGATAGCGAGTAAGTTTCTATGGCTTGCTGACAAGGTTGAATACTCTCTGGATGTTGTTACTGAGGCGCTTGGTGGTGCTGAGAACGCCGTAAAGATACTTGGGGTAGCGTTAGGCGCGGCTGGATTGGTCGGTGCTGTTTATCTTCTATCCACTGCATTTACTGCGTTAACTAGTCCTATCGCGTTAGCTGTTGGAGCAATAGCATTACTTTACCTTTTGTGTGATGATTTTGTTGCATGGTCGCAAGGTCGCCCTTCCATAATGGGCGATATTTTAGGCGATTATAATAATTATAAGAGTGGGATTGATAAATTCATAAATGCACTTGGCTGGATAAAAGACGCTGTTGGTGGGTGGAAGACGATATTTGAATCCTTTGCCGTATATCTTGCAGGTAAATGGTTAACTAGGGTGCTTGCTACGCTGGGTATAGCGACTAGAGCAGCCACTTCGACGGGAACCGCGATTGCTACAGCCGGTAATACTGGGGGGGCTGGAAAAGGAAGTGGATTTTTGAATAAAGCCTTGACAGCATCATTTTTATACCCAGCGGTTGAAGGGGCTATGGATAACTTGATCGGTGATACTTCATTCGGTAAATGGGCTAAAAATACGACTCTTGGTGATCTATACGGTAGTCGTGCTGTTGACTCTGCCACCTCAGTTAACCTAACTAGCCTATCCCCACCAAGGACGTATCTTGGTAATTCTATTGGCGGTGTTGGTGGTATTCCATCTATCGATTACAAACCAAACATAAACTTGACCGTGAATGCTGCAACTAGTGACCCGAATGATATCGCTGATGCCGTTGAAACGGCGATTGGAAATCAGGCTAGAGATTTTATTTCTGGATTTGGAAACACTCTAAACTTTAATACAGGGGGCTAGCATGGCGACTGATGTGCTTGGCTTTCTATGGAATACATCTGGCGACAGTACATTCCGACTTAATGACCCATCTATCGGCAATCTAGAATTCGACACGCTAGATCAGGAGACACACGAGTGGAATCGTGATGTCACCATGAACCCTGTAGAGAATGGTTCACCGATATCTGACCATATCATCAGGCAGCCAAGAAAACTCACGGTTGCTGGCATGATCAGCAATGCCCCTGTCACCGGAGTGCTAACGCAGCTTTCGAATGCGATTGCTAATGGCTTTGATGGTGAGGATCGGGTAAACACGGCAATAAAGTTGTTGGATTCACTCTATGTTTCGAATGAGCTTGTTACCATTTACACCAAAAGCTACACATACGAAAACATGCTGATCCAGCATATAAATCTCCCCCGCCGTGTGGAGGATGGGGATGCGGTTAACTTCACTATAGATGCCGTTCAATGCAATATCGTTAGCACTGCAACTACTGAACTTCCACCCGGTGTTGGCGTAAAAAAATCTGGCAATGGAACGTCTGGGACTTCGAAGGCTGGAACATCCAACTCATCAGATCCGGCAACGGCTAATCGAGCGACGCCCACTAAGGATAACGGTAAAAATACCGGTTCAATTCTCAAACAGGCATCTGATGGTTTATCTGGGGCTAGCGGAAAGTTGGGCGATTATCTAGGTAAAATTATAGGCGGTGTTACGTAATGACCCCATTAAACTTTCAAGCAGGATTTACTGACCAGACGCTTCAGGCTGTGTTTGATGACACTCCTGTATCTTTAAGGTTGCGGTGGAATGAGAGATTCGGATTCTGGTCGTTGGGTATTTATGATCGTGAGTCTGTTCCCATCATAACTGGAGTAAAGCTTGTTCAGAATTACCCATTACTAAAGAACTTTAGTCTCGATAACTTTACTGGCGATCTGTATTTCATTCGTACCTATGGCGAGAAAACCAGACCAGATATTGACTCCATTGGTGGAGATCACCTTTTGCTCTATGCCTCTAAGGAAGAGATAAATGAGTTTATTTCTACGAACGGGTGAGATAGTTGTTGGTCAGCCACAAGGCGATGCGGTAAGCATTAAAGACCTGAGATTCGAGTTCGACATCACAAAAACAGCCAGCAAAACAGCCAATCAAGCCTCTCTTAAAATCTACAATGCAGCTCCAAGCACGATCACCATGCTAGAGACGATTAATAATATCGTCATTATCAAAGCTGGCTACGTAAAAGATATTGGGGCGATCACCATATTCACGGGAACCAATTGCCGCAGCCTAACCTATCAGGACGGTCCAGACACCATTACAGAAATGGAGCTGCTAGATAGCGTTATTCCTCTTCGTGACGCGAAGATCAGTGTTTCATTCCCCCCAAATACCTCTGCGATGACGGTACTTGATGGCGTTGCCAAAAACTTTGGATTACCCATTAAGAAAAGCATTAGCAAGGTACAGGATAAGCAGTATGTAGGAGGGTTCGCCTATAACGGCAGGGTGCGTGATGCTATGGATAGGGTTTGTAACTATCTTGGGCTTGAGTGGAGCGCACAGGATGGGGAAATTCAGATCATCAAGAAGGGCGGAGTTTACGCAGATACGGCGGTTGTCCTGTCGAAAGACACTGGGATGATTGGATACCCACGCCGCGAAGCAAAGACGATGACCGAGAAGACTGCCGCCAAGCAGGGGATTAAGTACGGTCAAAAAGGGATTGTGCGCACCGTTGTTGATGTAGAAGACCCCACCGCGAAGCTGAAGGACAGAGTGACGCTTGAGGTGCAGGGCTACAGGGTGAAATCACTACTTAATCCGGCGATTTATCCGGGCGCTTATGTTCAGGTAAAATCACGCGGGATCGATGGTGAGTTCTTTCGTGTGGAAGAGGCGCGTTATAGCGGTGATACACATGGGCAGGAATGGAGCGTAGAGGCGCTATTGAGGTTCATTTAATGGCTGATAACAGTGATGTGGTTGAAGCGTTAAGACGGCTCGTAAGCACTGAAATGGACACAGTTAACACTGCATTGCCGTGTACAGTCGTTAGTTATAACGCGGGAAGGGTAACCGTAAAGCCGGATGGGGAGAAAATCTACTCAGATGGTGATACGAACGCTTATCCAATCTTAAGCGACCTTCGAATGATCTGGCCACAATTCGCCGGTGGTCAAGCTGGCATTAAGGGGCCGGTTATGGCCGGTGATCAGTGTTTCTTGATTGTTTGTCAGCAGGCAATAGATGGTAGTGATGATACTCGCCGTTTCGACATAATCGATTCTTACGTAATACCGGGAGCTGGCTATAGTGATGCTGTTCCGGGTAATGACGATATGCGCATGTATCATGGTGATGCATTTATAGCGATAGATGCCAATGGAAAAATAACGATAAATGCGCCTGGCGGAATAGAGGAGACTACTCCTCTCCATACGGTTAAGGGACAAATGACCGTTGAAAATATGTTCACATATCAAGGTGGAATGACTGGTTCTGGCGGAGTTGGTTCAGTGGCAAGCATTACTGGGACTATGAATGTAACTGGTGATGTAGTGATTAATGGTATTAAAATAGGCTCTCACAAACATCAGGAAAACGGTGATGGCGGCGGCATTACTGATGAACCAATTAATTAAGGTGATATATGGAAAACCTATTAACGGTATTAGTCATTTGTATTGTGCTCTTTGTTGTATTTAGAAAATTCAACCTTTGGTACTGGAAGATTCAAGAGCATATTGATAATCAAAAGAGGATTATTGAGCTACTAGAAAAAATAGCAACCAGAGCAGGATCAATGGATGAAGAAGTTATCAGTATCAATAGAAAATTTAAAAATAATAAGCCATCTCAACAACAAAATGGATTATTAGATGATTAACCAACCCGCTTCGGCGGGTTTTTCTTTTGGGGTTATCGATGATTGATTTCAGACTAACCGACAACAAAATTGTATTCACTAACGGCATTTTACAGTTTGTGGATGGCGCCGAGCGCGTTAGACAGCAGATTGAGTTCAGGCTCAACCTGTGGCAAGGGGAATGGTTTCTTGATAGTGAATTTGGCACACCTTATTTACAAGGCGTGCTTGGCAAGCAGGTTACGCTTAATGGGGCACTATCAGCGATAAGAGCAGAGATTCTTGCTGTAGATGGTGTTACAGGGATTGTCGAGTTCTCTTACAAGTTTGATCGCGAGAACCGTAAACTAAGTGTCTATTTTACTGCTAATACAGATTACGGGTTGGTTCAGTATCCCCGATAACCCACCACTCAATACGCCTCGCCACTGTGCGGGGCTTTTTTATGCCTGAAATAAGGTGATTATGGCTGATTACATTACTGCTACAGGCTTTGATAAGCCGACATTACCGGAGATGGTTCAAGAAATCGGTGATGCAATGGAAACGGTCGTCGGACCGATTAACAGGGAGGCTGATTCATCAACCGGACAGTGGATCGGTATTGAGGCTGAGCAAAACGCAATTCACTTCGAAACTGAAGAAGAGTTGTGGTCTAGCCGATTTCTGGCTTCGGCTGAAGGTTTCGCGCTTGATGCTCTTGGCGACTGGATGGGCGGGATTACTCGTCACGGTAAAACCACGACAAAAGTGAACGCCGTTATTTATGGCTCAGAGTCACGACTTGTTCCGGCAGGTTCCATTGCTTCATTTGGTAATTATCAGTTCCGCTTGATATCTGACTCATCGATTACAAGATCAACTCTGCTGGATGGCGAGGTTCGCGTGAGCAACAACACGCAATCGGCGTATACCATTCGGATTGCTGGGGTAGATTGTGTGTACACCAAAATTAGCGGTGACACCGTTAATAGCATAGCAAGCGGTATGGCGGCGGTTGTTGATGCAACAAGCCAGTACTCTGCAACTTCAAATGGCTCAGTTATCCATCTGGCTTCGGAAAACCTCATTGAAGGTTACGCTGTCTCATTAAGTTCTGGACTCTCTTGGCAGCTAATTGGATCTCCGGCAATCTTTGAAGCGACGGAGGCTGGGCCAATTGTCGTTCCTGTGGGTGGTTTGAATAATCCGGTAAGTGCCATCACTGGATGGACGGCTGTAAACAACCTTGTCCAAGGCGCTACAGGCTCAGATCGTGAATCGGACACTGACTACCGGCAACGTTTATATCAAAGTCGTTCGTCATCGGGTGGCGCGGCAACTGTCCCAGCAATTGAAACGCGACTAATCACCGAGGTTAATGGCGTTACCCTAGCCAAGGTCATTGAGAACGACACGATGGCCACTGTCGATAGCATTCCGCCAAAGGCAATTCATACCATCGTATCGGGAGGGCTTGAGCAAGATATTGCTGATGCAATATGGAAATACAAAGGTGCAGGCATTGCTACCTACGGTTCAATCTCAATCACTGTATACGACCGCTACCAAAGGCCACATCTCGTCAATTTCTCACGTCCAACTGAGATAGATATTTATGTGAAGGTTGATGTGGTCCTTCTCGATACTGAAGAGCCATTACCATCTGCCGTTGTCGATGCAATCAAGCAAGGTGTAGTTGCTTACGGCTCAACATTAGGGCTTGGAGATGATGTGATCACTCAGCGCATTTACGGATACATCTACGCCAATACGACAGGCATTGGGAAGATGACTGTAACTGTAAGCGCTGACGGAACGACATTTGCAGAAACAAACATTTCGATTCCTGAAAATTCATTCGCATCATTCTCTACTGCAAATGTGGAGGTTACCGGTGTCTGATTGGCTTGATGTGGATTTCCTCGCCTTAATACGGGAAAGACCGACAAATTGGCTAAAGAAGGGAGATCAGGTTCCTGCGTTATTTGCTGCTGTGGGGATACAGCACCCTGAGATTGAAGCTAGAGCCAAGTACATTTATTTGACGTATAGCATCTATAACGCGCATGGGATTGAGCTGGATAGGTTTGGCGAATACGTAGATGTTGGGCGCGATGGTCGGTCTGATGATGACTACAGACGCGCCATTATGCAGGCAAAGTTAGCCACTGCGTTTAGCGGTACGCCAGATAACGTAATGGTCGTAACAGCGACAACCACTTCAAGTACGGACGTAGAGCTCGTCGAACTATCACCAGCAGCATTCAGTGTGCATGCAACAGGTCCATACGTACCAGAAAACATCAACGATATCGTTGATCTGGCTTCTGTTGCAGGGGTTAGGGCTTACTCGACCCATGATTATGGTCTAAATGGCTTTTCATTAGCTGGAATAGATATCTCATCCGGACAGGCGCTTCAGGTCGGAACCAATACAGCAATGCAAGTTGGCGATGATACTGCGTTAGGTCTTAATCGCGGTTCGGTTTTTATTAGTGGCTCTTATCTTGACGCTGCTGGCTCGGTATCCGGTGTTCTAGAAGTCAACGGATCATATCTCGGCGTAGCCGACGACGACTACCTTCTTATTTTTTCTCGTGACTATGGTGTCACAGGGACAATGCTATGTGGCGCGATGCCTAAGTGAGTAATTAATGGCTATAACCTCTTTTGCTAACACCGATGTTGCCTACCCTGACGGCCAGTCAAATAAAGAGCCTATTCCAGATGAAATCATTGATAAAGGATTCGTTCCTCCGGTTCGCATGCCAGATGGTTCCATTTCAGCTGGCAGCAAGTTAGCCGCCAATCATTTGAACACTTTGCTTAATGACCTGTATGCGCAGATAGCAGATCTCAATGCTCGCATTGCAGCGCTCGAGGGGGCTTGATGGCGGATATTACACTTAAGTACCTAACAGACCTTTCATCTTCCTCTGGAGCTGATGAGGGAGACTTGTTGCATATTAATCAGAGCGGGAATGATCGCTCTATCACCGTAGAAGTATTGCTAAACGCAATGTTCAACATGCGCTATCCAATCGGTAAGGTTGAGTGGTTCGCTAATGATGTAAATCCAAACACAATTTGGACTGGCTCTACGTGGGCTAGATTACCCGGTAACGGGCGAACAGTTCGCTTGGCAAATGAGACAGGCAGCGACGTTCTACAGACCGGTGGTAGCGACAATCTGAAGCTTACTGAGGCTAACCTACCACAACACTCTCACTCAATAGACTTGAAAACCAGCCAGTTTGATTATGGCTCAAAGCCTACACGTAACGCTGGTGCCCACGTTCATTCAATGCAGAACATCATGCGCCTAAACCCAAATGCTCGGGCGGTTTCTGGTGGCTCTACAGGTTCTTGGGGAGCTCAGAATACAGACTCTGCTGGTGATCATGCACATCAGGTAGACATTGGCGCTCATATCCATGATGTGAAAGGGAACACAGGAGCATCAGGGAGTGGAGCTCAAGCAAATATAACCAACTCATTTATTAAACTCGCTGGCTGGTATAGGACCGCATAATGGCAGAACAAAAAGTAAAACTAACACAACTACCTGAAGCAACAAATACGATAGATACCGCAGTACTGCTAGTCAACCAGAACGAAACAGATCAGCGATTGCCGGTTACCCACTTCTTGAGATCTAAAAATAACCTATCAGAACTTGAGAATACTGCACAAGCCAGAGCTAATCTTGGAGTTCCATCTGTAGATGATGTAAACGACAAAGTCGAATATCTAATTAATGGCAAAAGCACTTTCCTTAATGGCGCTACCTTAGAGTCTGAAAGGGACTTCATCTGGGATGATAATAGTAAAAGTTGGTATTATTGGACGGGTGCATTTTCTAAGGACGTTCCAGCAGCCTCAACGCCTGACTCAACAGGTGGGGTTGTGGATGGAGCTTGGAAGTTGGTTAGCGACAACAGCAATGTGTTGGCTAATAATCTTGCCAGCAATTCAGGTGCTAACCAGGTTGGTTCAGCGTCAGGAAAAACAGTTCAAGAAGAGTTAAATGAGCTAGTCTCATTAAAATCAACACCTCACGGATGGCCAATTGATTTTACAAAGAAGACGTTATTTAAAACGCTACCTCTTTACAGTCACAATTGGTCAGAAATACAATCAACGTGGGGATATAGCTATTTGTATCCTCAAGGTTTTGTATTCGATGAGCAGACCGATGAGTTACTCATTCTTTACTCGGCCGTTTACGATACCCCTCCTGGGGAATCTACAAACCTTCGTATTTTCATCGATATTTACGATTCTAATATCGTATATAAACAAACTGTCTGTGCTGGTTTTGGTTTTCCGGAGGGCGCTGTAGTAGGTTACGTTTCGGGAGAGCGACGCATAATGCTCGCTGGGAATGGCGTGAATGCAAAACTAGGTGTATACGTGCTTCCCGCAACAGAATCGCTTGTAAAATACCAAGATCTTACTAAATCGTTTGATACCGACTCTGCGTATGGAACGCAAATCTCTTGCAATGGGAAGTACACGATATTACTAGATTATCTTGTTTCAACAACAAGGAAGGGGGCGAATTTATCGGCTTACTCAGTATTTCTTACGAGTTCATTGTTGAGTAATTCATCAAGTTCGACAACTAGATTGGCAACTATATATTTACCTGCATATTGCACCCATGGACCAACTAGTGACATCACCCCAAAACTACAGGGCGTATGTTTCACCCCTCAGGGAATTTTGGGCATTGGTGGGTCTCAATGGTACCCGTCACAATATGGAATTCCTGCAACCAATGGGTTGAATCTTCAATATAGCTCATATACTTCCAATGGGGATATCTCGGCAAACACCGTAATTGGCTATGATAGACTTAAGGACTTCATGGATTCACAAGGGCTTCCAGTGTCATTTTTTGAGCCTGAGGGAATTGTTTATCATAAGGGTGACATTTACTCACTTATAGCTCATTCAAATTCGACAATAGACCCAGTCAATTACCCAGCTGGTGCGTTTTCATTATTCATCGAGGGGATTAATAATAAAAAGCGCGGGAAATCTATCAATCTTATTGATTCTGCAACTAAGGGTGCATTTAGCAAAGGTTTTAGCGTTAAAGCTTGTTCATCATATCCTGTAAATAGCAGAAATGGATCTCTGATGGATACAGCAGATAAAATTGTTCAATACATGTTGGATAACCATATTGATGAGTATAAGTGTGCGATCGGGATATTTGGTTCAACATTTACCATAGCAACCGCGAATGGAACAGTGACATATTCAACAGATGGTCAGGCCAGAATCACAACTTCGGACTGGAATTGGTTCAACATTGAGGTGACAAATACTTCCACTGGCGTAATGCTAGATCAATATCGCGCCACAACATCTTCAGCATCGCCGTGGGTTTGGTCAAAAAATCCAGTATTTTATGGAGGAACTTCAACGATAACAGCATTGCCGGCGGGCGTAACTGGTGCAGCGTTGCAAATTGGAGCTTCAGGAAGTGCATCTCGTAGATTAGTAACAACAGGAGCAGCTACCGTTGAAAATTATTATCAAACATCAGCAGCTGGTATTGTAGGTGGAATAACGGTTAATGCAGGAGGAACGACTACTTTTGCAACAACTTCTGATGAAAGAAGAAAGGATCTATACGGTGTAAGCGAGGATGTTACTTCATTAATTGAATCCGCAGTAGACGATGGTGCGGCACAACTTGCAGCATTTAAGGGGAGTAATGAAAAAAGTTATATGATGATAGCTCAAATTTTACATAAGCACTTCCCGCAAGCAGTTGTTGAAGGCGGCGAGGATGAGTTTAATGAGCCGTGGATGGTGGATTCTAGCTTTGTCGTTCCTGCATTAATGATTGCTATTTCACAGCTAACAAAAAGAGTTAAAGACCTTGAAGGTAGATAA